ATGCGCTACCGGTTCGAAGGAAAGGAAAAGACGCTGGTCATCGGTCCCTATCCGCAAATCTCCCTTACCGAAGCCAGGGCAAAACAGTCTGACGCGAAAATGAAGCTGCTTGCTGGCGTGGACCCATCAGAACAGAAACAGGCTATAAAGAAGAAGGAAAAGGAAGAAGTAGCTGATTCGTTCGGTGATATCTTCAGGGAGTGGCATGCTCATAAATCGAAGGTATGGTCGAAAGGATATGCTGACGAAATGATGAACATGTTCACTGGCGATATATTGCCGCTCATCGGACATCTGAGAATGGAAGAGGTGGAGCCGATGATGCTACTGAAGGTGATCAGGCTATTTGAGGACAGAGGGGCGATGGAACGGGCTGATAAGGCTCGTCGCAGGTGTGGCGAGGTTTTCAGCTACGCAATAGTAACCGGAAGAGCTAAATATAATCCGGCTCCAGACCTTGTTGGGGCAATGAAGGGTTACAGAAAAAACAACTACCCTTTCCTACCTATGCATCGCATTCACGAATTCCAGAGGGCACTGAATGGGTATGGAGGCTGGGTTATAGGTAAGATTGCTGCTCAGGTTCTTCATTATACAGCAATGCGAACAGTGGAGTTACGTTCGTTGGTATGGTCAGGAATTGACTTTGAAAACAGGATGATCACCGTTGACCCTGAAGTCATGAAAGGAAGAAAACTGCATATCGTTCCAATGTCAGACCAGGTTACAGAGCTTTTCAAATTCCTGCAACAAATCACAGGGCAGTACGAGCTGTGTTTCCCCGGCAGAAATGACAGGAAGAAGCCAATCAGCGAAAATGCCGTCCTTGGTGTAATCCGCGGCATAGGATATGAAGGGCAGACATGCGGACACGGTTTCAGACATCAATTCAGCACGGTACTCAACGAGAAGCACTGGAACAGCGACGCAATAGAGATGCAGCTGGCACACGTAAGCGGCGGGACGCGCTCAGTTTACAACCATGCTGCATATCTGGCTACCCGCAGAGAAATGATGCAATTTTGGGCGGACTGGCTTGATGAGAAGGTACCATAAAAATGTAACAAAACCATACGAATCAGTTAAAAGCCTGTGTTCCCCTATTTTTTCTCACCCTCCTGCGTCATAGGTAGATCGCTCACTTTTCAAATGCTAAACTTCCCCCACTCAAAACTCACTATTTTTTCTAATGTTCACAGGCACAAAATGTCTAATAAACGATTAAATGGAATACAATTTTTACGAGGATTTGCTGTTCTTGCTGTTGTTCTTGGTCACAACAGAGGAACAATGTATGACAATATAGTTGCAGGTTCATTTATTGATTACATAACATCCAATGCTATTTTTGGTGTTGAGGTTTTTTTCGTAATAAGTGGGTTTATAATATCTCATTCAACACAGAGTATAAAATTCAGTTCATTTGCAGAATCTGTATCATTCTTAATAAAACGTTTTTTTAGAATCTATCCTTTGTATTTAATGGTGTTGGCACTTTATGTGTCATTATACTATTACAACTATTATACAGGGGAATTTAGTTTAGGGCATCTTTCTATTGAAAATATAATACAATCAGTATTTATTTCTTCTTATCAGAGTGATGTTATATCTCCAATTTATGGCTGGGGCACTCTCGTTGTTGCGTGGACATTGAGATATGAGATTTATTTTTATATAATTTTTGCCATCTCAATGATATTTACAGCAAAATACAGGTCTGTTTTAACAACTGCAATAATTATTACTATATTTATTTTTTCATCATACTATTACCAAGGCCATTTAGTTTTAGACGCGCAATCATTTCCAATACCTAACACCACACCAGATAAGTACATTGGTTTTGCAGGAAACCCAATAGTTTTAGATTTTATTTTAGGAATGATTATAGCGGAATCAGAAAAGTTATTTGGGGACAACAGATTTTATAACAATAAAAATACTGGGTATTTTTATATCGTAATAATAAATATTTGTTTCATATTATGGTTTACTAGTGCGTTCGGTGGAAACGGTATCACGCGCTCAGGTATTATTGCTTTCTTTCTTGTGTTTAGCGTTGTGAGAATTGAAAGGATTTTTTCCACATCGTTTCCTAAAATAATTACAATAATTGGTGAATCATCTTATTCTTTGTACTTGATACACATCCCTGTAAAGGAGTTCGCCGATTACTACGGAAACTATTTTTCATTTATACCTAAACAAGGTACATTGGCATTATTTATTGCATCAATATCGCTATCAATCACACTTTCCGTGTTAATTTTTAATTTAATTGAGAAGCCAATAAATAGATTTGGTCATAGACTTGCTAATAAAATATTACCTACGCGCAATTAAAAAAAAGCCCCAACCGCTATCGGTAGGGGCATTTTAATTTACATTAAGCCATGTTAATGGACTATCAAGATGTTATATTTAAACCATCTTGCTTGTTTGTTGCTGTATTAGAGTAATTTTCAAATGAATTGCCAGTGCATATATTGCCATACGTTGTTATCCTGTCACCTTCTACTCTTATACCTTCTTCCTGTGGTTTTGGAAAGGCTCCTAATGGGGTTTCACCACATGCTATATTACCGCAGACAGAAATGCGGTTGCAGTTAATAATGCGGATTCCAGTATTTTTATTGTCATTAGAGTTATTATTACTAACACTTCCAAAACTACTATTTTTTACGGTTATCCCGTTTTGTCCGCAAAGGTAAACGCTGTTGCTTTCAATATTGATACCTATACTATCATCAATACTTAATCCCGGCCCAGAAGATTGACGACCAGAACTTACCCAGTTATTTGAGAAATCAACGTAACGCCCACCAATTATCTGTACCCCCGCATAGTAATTATCATCTATGTCACAACCAGTAACTTTGTTAACAGTAAATTCAGGTCCTGGATATGTTGTACGATCTGTGCTGAAGCGGAGGCCCGTGTCGGCGTTATGATAAATAACAGAATCTCTGAACCAAACAGATGGCATTTGAGTTATACTGGCACCATCTTTAGCACTTCTGGCGATGAAGCATTTGTTGAATACCAGTCCGCCGCCTATAGTCCCCTGCTCATCTACTTTTGGTGTTATTAAAATATTTTCTCTTCCCTTTGACTCAACAAATTCACATTGAAAAAATGACCAATCAGAAGATCCCTCAATCCAGGATCCAATACCACCTTTAACTCTAACACTACGCATATTACCAAGGGTAGTAAAATAGGTATGGAAACCTCTATGCGTATCAATAGGGAATATAGAAACATCCTCCCATACAATTCCGTCAATTCGCCCTTCCCATGTCCCGTTTCTGGAGCAGTGGACAATAAAGTCTGTTACATTTGGCGCTTCAATTTCGCGAATATTGGTTGAGTTCCCTCTCACAAGGTAGGTATCAGTAAGGGTAAAGAATGTTGTATAAATATCACCAGCCGGAAAGATAAGCGCCCCCGTAGCAGCAGCGGCTAAAATATACGCCTTATTATCAAACGCACTCCCGGCGTTCGGCACAACACCAAACTCAGTGGCATCACCCGGACCCGTGATACGTTTCCAAGCATATGGGGATGCTACTGCAATAGTGCCACCATCGTCCGTTAAGCCAGTTTTATCGACGCACTGAAATACGCCAGCACCATAACCCTGATGCTCTGTATGCCAGCCTGTGAGTAGGGCGTAATCGCCTATCTCATTTGAATTATCATCACGCATTTCCTGGAATGATTTGAATTTTAATTCTAGCTTGTTCAATGTGTCATATACGTTACTGTCTTTATACCCTACTTTTTTAGATCCATCCGGCTCAGCCAGTTCTTGTCGGAACTGATCTGGGTCATACTTCAATACGTTAGCAATATAATCAACCTGAGAACCATAGGCATCATAGATAGCCATGCTATGACCCTGAACGGTGACAATTTTCACCAGTTGACCGTTGTATACGATTTTACCGGCTGAGTTGATAATTAGCGGCTGAGCAATCTGGACGTGAGATCCATCCTCATTTTCAATGTATACTGGTATCTGATTGGCAGGATTAACAGGATCGGTATCAATCTGACCAATGTAAATTTTCCCATTCGCAACAGCTTTAAACGAACGGGATTCAGTGAAGACGGGACGAGGGTTAGAAACAACTACGTTTGCAGTGATATCTGTCATTTAATGTGCTCCAGATGAAAGTAATCGTCGCAGCGTGGCTACGCCAATGCGTCATTAAGACCACGGTGGTCTTATTGTGGATACAACCAGTAGATCATATGATGCCGATCCACTTACAAAAGTGAGGCATCAGAAATGGGAAGAGATGACCCGCAATTTAACCTCAGGCTACCCTACGAGCTGAAAGAAAAGGTTAAGCAGAGGGCAAAGGCAAACGGAAGGTCACTAAATGCAGAGCTAGTACAGATAGTGGCTGATTCACTTGAAAAGCCTACGCCTGTAATCGGATACAGGGATGATGCTGAACGCGAAGCAGACATCGTATCCAGAGAAATTCAAGAATTAGTATTCGAAAAGTTGAAAGATTTCTATCGAAAAAAATAGCCCGGCGAACCGGGCTTTACTCATTTTTTGCAAGCTATATACATGCTTCTTGATATGGTGTTTGTTGCAAATGCGTTGCCAGTACTTCCGTCAATGTTTGCAATAGCTCCCTGATCACTACCAGTGCTAATCAGGTCATAGCCTTTTGAACCACAAAGATCTCCGGCCTTGGCCTGACACATAGCCCATGAACCACCTACTCCAGAGCATTCTATGGTATATGCCTCTCTTCCATCTGGAGCATACGTTTTTGTTGCTGTAGCGCACCCAGCGAGAAATACACAAAAACAGCCAACCATCACACCTTTTTTCATTATCATCACCCAATTAAGTAAGGGATTAAGATAATATATAGATCAAAGAATGATCTCTATTGGTTCCTACGAGGATTTATGAACAGAGACTTATTGAACTTTGCATTCCTTATCTTCGGCATCGTAGTTGGTAGACTGCTATTCGCTTAATGCATCTGATTTAGCGCCTTGAGCAACAGAGTTAACAGCCCGCTCAACTTCGGCTAACGCTTTCTCGAATGCGGTAGAACCACGTGGAGTATTAGCCAGGCGAAGCATTGAATTACGTGCTGGTTTACTCTCATACATTCTTGCCAGCAAACCATACCCGCCACCAACACCTACCAGCGCAGGGTTAGTTACCGTTCCAATACCTAGGATGAACGGTATAGTTTGCTGACCTGTAGGCGTTGTTACTCCTGCCTGACCAGCACGCTTGGTTGACTCAAGATAGTTCTTCAGTCCTTTCAGATACGCAGCATCTCGTCCTTTAAAAGCGATTCCCGTCTGGGTAGACATTAAATTAACCTGGCGCAGGAACTGATCCGGAGAACCGCCTGATTTCTCCATAGCCTTTCCGATGATGCCGTTACGCATCTGAGCGCGTCCCACATGACCGACTGACCGGTACAGATTCTGAACTTCTGATTTGTTCTTGCTGAACAACATGTTGTTGACAACTTCAGGGGTTAGATCCCCTTTCATCAGAACGTTCTTCAAGCGGGTATTCTGGAGCTTACTAGCCTCATCTGCGTATACCGCATTGGCCTGCTTGTATCTGCGCAGAGTGTCGTTTCCAAGGTTCTGGCCAATGGAGTTATCAATGTCTCCTGTCATTGCCCTGTATACACGCTGCACTGCCGCCTCAGCTGGCGGTGGCATTTGTGTCCTTTCTCCTCTGACATCCATCCTAAACTGCGTTCTCAGTCTGCTTAACTGTTCCAGGTTAACATCACCTTTAGCCAATTCATTCCTGTATGCCTGAAGTTTGCTAATTGTATCCGTGTCGGCAACTTGTCCTAATTTTTGCAGTTTTCCAATCTCATCATCTATCTGCTGAATTGCTCGCGTTGGCTGAATGTTGACTCCTGTCATTGCGCTCTGAACTTGCTCAAGACGGTTCCCTGCTGCTTTCCGAATTCCTGATGTTTTTGCCTTCAGGCTGCCAATAACAATTGACGGATCATACTCACCAAACCGTGATGCAAATTCATCTACCAACTGACTGCGAGCTTCTTGCTGATTAGCTCGCATTGAACTTGTCCCGGCAAATGGGATGTTTTCAGCCGTTGTTTGAGCCATGCGCCCGACTCGTGAGTTTGGCGGCAAAACATCGGTTGTGTGCAATGGCACATCTGCGGAGTTAGCAAATCGGATTGCCTGTTGTGCTTCAGGAGAGATTGCACCACGCACACCACGATATACAGCGCCGGCGGCACGACCTAACTGGTTAATCGCCCCACCAAGTACAACACCAGTTCCGAGGTCAGTGGCGAGTTCCTCAGGGTTGTCCTGCACACTATTTGCAGCCATAGATCCAACTGCGTTTTCTGCCAGCAAGCGAGATGCTCCTTGTGCAACTCTCCCGGCAATGGTTGGAGCCTGCGCCGCAATACGTTCAGCTCCTACCGGAGTTAGATAGGGCAATGCTTCTGAGAAGATTTTCCCTTCTGTTGTTTGCGGGGTTAGCGCTCCATGCTGAAGACCAAAATCTTGAGCAATCCCCTCAGTAGTAACACGAGGAGCGGGCTGATAAGTTCCGTCGCCTAACCCTAGTTGCTTGCCAGCCCACGCGCCGGCGCTGGCAACCGCATCAGCCATCGATGCAGGAATATTTGCCAGGTTCACTCCAGCCTGAAGCATTCCGCGTCCTGTTTCTGCTGCCGCGCTCACGATGTCAGAAAGGAAGCCCCCCCGATCTTGTGGCTGTGCTTCCTGCGGTGCCTGTTGAGGCTCTGCTGACGGCACCGGATACGCAGCATAGAAAGCCTGTTTAGCCTGCTCAGCCTGATCGCCTGCCTGAGGTGCAACCACTTCATTGAAGTATTGCTCCTGAGCCTGTGCCTTCTGTTCTGGTGCCAATGCCTGATATTGCTGAGAGGCAATAACGTCTTTCCATGCCTTAGCCATTAATCACCCCATAGTGAAGAAAAGTTGCTGTTGGATGCAGGCTGTGATTTCTGTACAGGTTGGGATTGCTGATACTGCGATTTACCAACATCAACATTGTACTGCTGGTTGTAATTGTTGGTGTATTCCTGAATCTCACGAATAGACTGCTGCATAGCCTTCGGGCTAGAATAATCTACTTGCGGCATCCCCTGAAAATACATCTTCGCTTCTGCAATGGTGTTGATACCGCTAGCGCCCATATCTCTTGCTGCTGCCACGCCCTGATTCTGCATTCTTCCCTGAATACGTTGTGCGGAGTTATATAACTGGCGTTGCTCTTTGCCTGTGAGTCGGCTGCGAACATCTGCACCAATTGCCGGATTTCCAGCTCCGCCAGTCATGCCAGTCATGAAATCGAGAGCAGAAGCATCTGCATTTGCGATTGCGTCAATGTCTTTCTTCATCGCGTAGTTCTGTGCGCTTGCCGCAGACGTTGGAGGTGCTGCAATAGCACTTGCCGGTACGCGAACCATATTGCCGTTATCGTCAATGCCTTCGTAAAATGAATTCGCACCTGCGCCGTGAAGTTTTCCGTCAATGTTGACTGTTCTACCATCTGCAAGCTGAACGACCCGATTCCCCTCGACTCCTGATATCGTTCTGGCGTTCGCCCTTTGCATTGCCAAATCCTGACCGCGGCGGGCTGTAGAGGCTGACATGTCTTGTCCGCGCATAGTAATATTTTGCCCGCGAGCCTGAAGTCCTTCCCCTGCTTTATTGCTGCGGATTGTTTCAGCTAGTCGACCTCTGTCAATCTCGCGACCTGTCAACTTGTCCTGAATATCAAAATACTTTTCTGGTCCTACCGCGTGCATCCCAATAAGGTCTGTTAACTGCGAGAAGCCTTCAGGGCTTTGTTGATATGTCTGCCACGCCTGTTCAGGAGATACGCCAATTTGCTGCAGTGTATTCTGGTGAGTGGCAAGCTCTCGCATCACCGCTTCAGGCCCCTGAGCGGCGGCAATATTCAATCGTGCAGACATATCGCCCATCGCCTGATTTCTGTCAGCATCAACAAAGCCCATGCCCTGACGAATTGTTTCAATCTGGTCTGGATTGGTGGCTGCAAGTTGACGCAAGGCGTCCCGATCACCTGCCGCATAAGCCTGACCGAAAGCTTTTTGAAAGTCAGAAAGCCTCTGAGCAGCCTCATTCTGCTGTATTGCCTGACCAACTGCACCAAGACCCTGAGCAAGTTGAACTCCAACGTTTGGGCGCTGGCTAAAGTCGTAGTTTGATAGTGATGGCTGCCCGGGCGCGTTTTGGTTTGCCACCTGCATTGACGGCAAACCAGCAAGTTGAAATGTAGCCACGATAACTCCTTAGAAGAGTGAGCCAAGCAATCCGATACCAGCACCGATACCAGCGCCCCATGGCGTGGAAGTACCTAACAGGCTTGCAATACCAGCACCTGCAAGCGCACCACTCGTACCCCCGCTAATGGCACTTCCAAGCGTGGATTGACCAGAACCCTGAGAGCGGATAGCCGCCATCTGTTGTGCAAGATTACCTGCGTTATTTGCATAGTTCTGTCCTGCCGATGCTTGGCCTGCTGCCGCAGACTGACCAACGTTTAACAGGTTGCCATAGTTTTGCATCTGCCCTGACAACCAGTTCTGCCCGAGCGTTGGTGCAATGGATGCAATTTGGTTTGATGTTGCTGTAGAGCCAAGACCTCCGGTGGCTTCCGCTGCATTCAGGCTTTGATAGCGAGCCTGATCAGCCAACTGTTTATACTGGTCTGAGTTGTAATACTGATTGAGAGCGCTGTTCTGACCTTCCAGCGTTGATAGCTGCTGAATCTGCTGGAGAGCCGGCAAACCTGCGGCGGCGTAAGGTGCCAACTGCTCCATCACACGATTGAATTGTTGGTTTTGCAGGTCTGCTGCGTACTGTGTTGCTTTTGCGGATTCTTTTGCCCCGCTGCTTGATGAGCCACCTTTACCGCCTTTTTCAGGATAATAAGGTTCCTCACCGCGCAGTTTTCTGCCCAGCGTAAATGCATATAACATGTTTATCTCCCGTGATTCAGGAAGTCGATTAGTTCTTCGCGTGTGGCGCTGTAAAACGTCACGTCATCCACGCCTTTGAAGTATTTCTTGATGGTTCCTACACGCTTAAGACCAATCATTGCGCAGTACATCTGACCGTGGCGAAATTTGCGTGCAGCAAATGATGTAACGCACTGAACGGTGGTATTGGTAAGAATATATCGCCAGAACGTCAGCCCGATTTCCTTACTGAATCCTCTAATCTCAGGCAGATACATGGCGTGGCATTCAAAGGTTAGCGGCTGAATCTCGTTGTAATACACGATGCCACCGAACTGACCATGTACGTTCACTTCGAAATAGCGGTACTCAGGTTTGTAGTCGTATCCGTCACCGTTGTTACTCCCGGCGATGATGTCGGGATGATTGCCGACCGTTTCTATCAGGTCGATGTTGCGTGTTGGAATGAATGTAATCATCAGTTGATTAATCCATGAGTTCGTATTGCATCTTCGAGAGCTTTGATACGCTGTCGCGCCTGCTGCAATCCGGTAGCCAGAGCTGATACCTCAGACTGCGTATATGTGGCACTGACCGTGTATGCCTGGTTAGCGTTGAATGCACCGAGAAGCGCAGCGCCTGTTGCTGCTGTCCATCCTGTCTGTCGCGCACCGATAACTTTAGTGCCGCCAACTGAATAGGACGTTGTCACGTTGAGAGGTGACGCCAGCGATTGAGAAGCAGTTGCTGACTTCGATACGTAATCAGCCTGCAATGAAGAAATAGTGCTTTCAGCAGCCGTAACCCTACCATCAAGAGCACTGACATCAGCCTGCAAGGTGACTATTTCGCCTTCAGCCGTGGTTAGTCTGACATCCAGCGCCGCAATTGCATTGGTATTTGCAGTAATACGGATTTCATGGTCGTCTACGTCGATGCGTAACTGCTGAATTTTCGCTTCGTGGTCTGCAAGCTCAACATCCTGCTCATCGTTCTTTACCTGCGCGTCATAGGCACCTTGCCCTGCTTCGTTTGCCTTTCCCGCAATAGCGCCAACGTCAGCCCCCTGCGCGATTACGTAGAGCAGATAAGACTGGCTGAAGACGTTGCGGGGGAGGATTGAGGCATCAAGACGAGTGGCCTGAATAATGACAGGCTTATTAAGTGACGGGTCTGCCATATGTTACTCCAGACGAATTTGACACCCGGATAGTGTTACTGGTGATTTGGTGATTACCCGCAGTTTGAATCCGATTAATCGACGAATGCGCCCAACACGTTTCCAGATAACACGCTTGTCGTACACAAACGGCTCATTTTGTTCAATCATCTGTTCGCGACCGTAATTGATTCCGTCCGTGGTTGCAGACAGAAACAGGCGGTCAGCATATTGAGCAACACCAGTGGATGATTCAACTTCGAGGTCGAAGCATCTGGCATTGTCCGCTTTGAAGAGGGGGGTAAACAACAGGTGTTCCTGTTGCTTGTCGTACTGGCTGCTGATGTCGAATTGCAATTTCCCGGTCACGGACTCCAGTTTATCGCCGCACGTTATCTGATTGCCTTCGTAAATGAAGTCGATAGCGCGGTACACATCGTCATACAGACCTGTTTTCAGCACACACCATTGCGGACCATTGGCGCTTGAAGATGCGTCGTACACGAGAACATGGCGCGCAAGATGGATAATCAGCAACTCATGAGCATCAAATCGCAGAGATTCCATCACACCATCAGCCAGTTCATCAGCAGTGTAGGAGCGGAGGATTTTCTCAATGCTCGCGCTGGCGATTGGTGACACCTGACCGGAGCCGATAATGTATACAGACGGCGCACCCGTTGCCGGATTGCTGATAAACGCATAGGAATCAGCAAACGGCGTTTTGCAGTAAGTTCCGGCGATGCCTTTTTGCACCATCAGTGATGGCTGTGCGACATACAAAGCAGCACCAACGGTGGTTGCGCCAGTCAGGGAGAAATATTCAATCGTCGATGAACCAAAGCAGACGATGAAGTCTCGCCATGTGCCGATACCGATGATGCCGTCCGGCTGCGACTCGGCACGATATTGTGCGCTGTAACGGTCAGGATGCGATTCGTCTTCAAGGTCAGTGATAAACCATGAATCAGTGCCGTCTTTTGACCACGCATAACGCCCACGCAAGCGCGTAATGTCACGAACCGAACCTAACTCATACTGAGTGAATCCGCTATCTGCAGGCCAGTTTGAGACGGTTTTAACCGTGCCATCATAGCGATACTCTACCAGTTGACCATTAACGCCTACAGCCTGAGATGTCCGACCATGCGCCATTGATACACGACCACTTCCGGCAACATCACCGACTTCACTTTCTCCTTTGTACAGCTTGCCGCCACACACGCGATAAACAGCACTCTGCGCCATGTTGTACTCAACTCCGCGCGATACGCCGTTCACATCAGAACGTTTGGCAATGCCCGGGAATGAGCGAAGATATCCGCTGCTGTTAAGGATTTCTTTGGGTGTAGCCAACATATTCACTGGTAGATAGTCGATATAGTCGGCGTTTCGAAAGTCTTTGCCGACACCTTTCATAAGCGGAAGTTGCTGAATAGGCATTTATTCGCTCCCGTTATCGCAAGGTTCCTTCCGGTGGAAGTAATTCCAACCGTTCCACTTCGCCAACTGGTTACCGCTACCAACAGGCATACGGTTTGGATAACCGGACTTACATTTAGCGGCTTTTGCTCTGTCCATTGCAGACAGTTTGACGAGTCGCTCTTTCCCGTATCTGGCAGTGGTTATAAGTTTTGCTGACGCTTCCAGCGCATAATCTGGAGCAATGCGGCAGGCAAGGTTGAAAATGACGGCATTTATAGCGTTATTTGATAATCCGTGCTCATCTCCCGGATCTGGAGCGACATCTGCATCAGCAAAAATGTAGCCAACGTTGATACCAGGTGACACATCACCGCCAAGCCATTCAGCCATCATCATTTCAAGGTCGTTGACGCCGTCTTCCATAGACTGCGGTTCGACATCGGTTAACGTGGCATTTGATGCCACACCGAGCTTACGTAATGCCGCAAGAACTAAATCACCCTTCGTTGTCAGGTTCATCTGCTGCCGCCTTAGGTTTTCGACCAGGCTTTTTACGCTGTTTTTCTTCTGGCTCTGGCTCTGGCTCTGGCTCTGCAACATCCTTCAGAAGATCATCAGGATGTGCAAACCAGCCAGCATCCAGATATTCCTGAAGCTCTTCGGCTTTCACGATTTCAAAGTCGTATCCAACGCCTTTCCACTTCTTCATGTCTCCATGACGAAAGATCATGTGTGTCATGCTTGTCTCCAGATAAAAAGGGGAGCCGAAGCTCCCTCTGGTTATCACGCGGTCTGGTTAGGCAGACCAACACCAATTGCCTCTGGTCGTACAGCACATGCTGAATACCACACAGCAATACGGCACTTGCCAGACAGAGTGTTGATATCCCCCTGCGTTGCGAAGATGCCGTTAACACCAATACCTGGAATGCTGAAGGAAGAAGTTTTCATGCCAGCAAACAGTTCATGGGTTACCGGAATCGGCTGAGACAGCAGGCGGATTGAGTCATCAGCCCAGAACACGTTAGCGGTGGTTGTTGCCACGTTCAGAACGTTTACCGGAGTGGTATCAGCAAGAGAGGTGTTTACGTTAGCGTAAGCCTTCTCTTCTTTTGTCAGTGACGAGTCATCCAGCGCAATCGGCTTCGGCGTGATTTCGATGTGAGTACCATCGATCACACGGGTGATTGAGAAAGTCGCATCATCAGTCAGCACGTTCTTCGCCATCTGAGACAGGAATTTCACACCAGTGAAGCTGATTTTGTCGCCGCGCTTAAATCCGGTGGTGGAGGATACGGTCACCGTTGCAACACGGTTATCGACGTTCTCTTTGTTACCATCGGTATCAAGGGTGTATGCCTGCGGCTTAAACTTCTGCGCACCAGAAACAGTTACACCAGTAGCGGTTGACTTGGTAACTGCCGGAAGTTTCGGTGAGCGAAGAATTTCATCAAAGCCAGCAATCTGACGCTGAATAGTACCGTTGCGATACGCGTCTTCAGGAACGCGCCCAAAGATGTCACCATCTACCAGGTTGCGGCCTGCTTTGCGGTAATCGTCAGGGTTCAGGAAGTAACTGATGCCCATATCGCGGTTTAGCTCACGGGAGAACATCAGGCGCTCTGCATCAGACACAAAATCCCAGCCAGACAGGCCAGTAGATGGACCAATTGCGCGGGTATCGTGAACAACAAGTAAGCCCATTTCGGTTGCCTGTTTGGCAATTGCTGACTCAATGTTATTCGCCAGTTTTTTGGCGGATGCCTGGATGCGGCGACGGTAAGAACGCTCATCACGCAGGTCATCTGCACGAAGCTCGAAGAAATCGTTATCCGGATCGCCCATGTTGCATTTCACGGAGAGTTCCAGAATCCCGGTTGCGTTGCCAGTTAAATCCCAGCCAGTCTGGGTTGGCGCTTCCTGCTCAACAGGCATCCACACGGTGTTGCTTGAACGCTGCATGGATTCTGCCGGAGGGGTGTATTTTGTCACTTTTGACGCCATTGGCGTCAGGTTCTGGACGGTTTCGATGATTTCATCCAGAGCATACGTGACCAGTTGACCTTCATTTAATGCCATTATCGAATTCCTTTATTCAGTTGCGCCTTGAGCTTGCGGTACGTCTCTACATCCCCTTTGTTTGCTGCCGCTTCCATCTGCTTTTCAATCGCAGAGATATTTGCAGCAACAGCGTGTCCCTGAATGGGTTCATCAGGTAACGGGGCTTCTGAAACAGGCTTGGCTCGAGGCTTGAGAGTTAAACGTTCTGACAGTCGAGTGAGTTCAATCAGCGCGGATTGCCCGTCCATCGCCAGCAACTGGCGTGTTTTCTCAGGATTAGCACCAAGGTGATACATGAGAGCAGCGGATTTCTCCGGGAAGAGGCGCATGATGTCGGCACCGACTGCTGGCGGCACCAGTTGCATGAATGCATCCTCTTTCTCCTGATAGTCAGGGATATTGAGCTTTTCCGCTGCGTCGTAGTGCTTACGGGCTGCCTCGACGTATTGCGCTGATTGCTGGGTGAACTCCTGAGTTTTGCGGCCCTGCTCAGCTACAGCCTGGCTTCGTGCGTCCATAGCCTTGATCTGCCATTCACTGTTTGCCTGCTGGAAGGCAGCCAGTGCGCGGCTCTGGTCATAGTCGTACTTAGACAGTGCGTCTTCGGAAAGATAATCGTTAGGGTCTGGTTGTTTTGGTAACTCAGGGCTCACCCGCAGGTGCTCCGGCAACTCTCCCCGCTTAACCGCTTCCATCTGCTGCTCAAGCTCACGCTGGCGTTTGCGTTCGATGCGGCGACGGGCAAATTCAGCATTAGTTGCCGGGTCTTGTTTTGGTTTCTCATCGTCTTTCAGGACAATCTCGAAGCCTTCTTCCTGACCTGCGTTGTCGTTGGCATTATCGACAACTAAGCCATCAGCAGATGCCGCTGCATGATTGCCGGGCAGGGTTAATTCTTCAGAAGTCTGAATGTCGGTGGTTTGGTCCATGATTAACTCTCTCTTATTGAGGTGTCTCGGCTACTCCGCCGGAGGGGATTTGAACTTGACGCATAAGATTCGCGAAATCCATGCGTTGTGAATGAGTCTGGTCTGCATCTTTAAGAAGCAGCTCAGCGTTAGCACGAGCATCTTTGCTGCGCTGTTGCTGGAATTGACCTACGAGCTTGAGGTATTCACGCAGTTCTGCCTGCTTGTCGAGGTCCATATTGTTGAAGATTTCTGCAATCTTCGCGGCGTTGAGTTGGTTTTGGGCTTCAACTTTGGCAGCTTCAACCTGAATCTGCGCCTGTTGGTTCTCTGCCTTGAGCAATTCAGCCTGACCTTGCAGAAGGATGCCCTGCGCCTGAATTTGCTCTGCTGATGGCTGCTGCGGCTGTTGTTGTGCCTGCTGCACCATCTCCATCTCTTCAGGTGTTTCTGGTTTCTTCAGCCCCATCATCACCAGTTGCTTGTTCGCGTACTCCCGCATCATCTCGACGCCTTTACCGTCAAGCAGCGTGAAGTATTGCAGCATCAGCATCTGGAACTCTGGAGTACCTTGCGGAACCTTGGTGAGTAACTCCTGAATCTCTGCGCGGTTCTGTTCCTTCATGCTCTGGAAGGATGGCCCAACGTCCGTATAGCACTCATAGCGACCACGAATGTCGTTGAGCGTGACCACATTGCCGGACTGGTAATCGACAACTTGCGCGTAGAGTTGAACGTCTTTCTCGCTTCCGTCTTCAAGAGTCAGCGTTACATGGCGAGGAACGTCATAAATATCGTTGACCATTGAGGCATAAATCTCGCCATCACGTCGCATTGCGGTAGCCAGGTTATCCTGAAACACGTATGTCTCAAGGTCTGCCCGCATGTTCAGTTGATTGACGGTATCGAAAGCGACCTGAGAGTTTGCCGCCTGCGCATCCACGCCAAGACTAGCCACCTCTTTCACTGCGTTGGTGGCAGCCTCAAGCATGTAAGCGTTGGCTTGCGGCACTTCAGGGTTTTCCATGTAGGAGATTGGACCAATCGGCAGGTCGCTACCGTTTTCATCGGTCCTGTTCTGCAGATAGTACGGATAGTCATCATTTCCACCGTACATGTATTCGTAGCCTTCGATTTGCTCAGGGAAGAAGGTCGGTTTCTTCTTCGGTGAGCGAGCAACAATATCGGCGTTGAATGACATGATCATGTTACGAAGGCGTTGACCGTCTTTCGTCAGCCTTACCACGCCCTCGTAGCACTCCTTGTCACCAGCGAATGACCATTCGCCGTACACAGGAACGATTGGGATATGCTCTCCGGCTATCTTCTCGCGGTCTTTCAGTATCTGCGTGCAGGTGATGATCGACTTATACACACGCCGACGCTTGACCTTACGCTCTGCTACCTTAATGAATCCACGATTAGCCAGGTCGTCGATGACGTCTTTGATATCCTGCTGGTAATAGCTGACCGGCTCACCTGTCAGCGGGTCGCGGTAGATGAAGACTTTCTCTTTCTTCTCTTCGACCTCGTAATACTCAGCGACGTAGACGACATCATTCGATACCCACGGAAACAGCCATGTGTCGTTCGGATTCTGGAAAGATGGCAGGGTGTCCGGATCAATACCGTAATCCTCTGCGAACTCTTTCCAGCCATTGCGTGACAAAGCGTTAATCACCGTGCAGTGCTTAGCGTCGCTCTTATCCATCTGCTTGCTATTGGCGTCCCATATGACGTGTGAGCAGGCTTCATGGATTGGAAGGCGTCGGATTACCTGATTGTTGCTTGTTGGGTCGTTGTCTTCGTACTGCGTGACCAGACGCCATGCGCCAACGCCAGACTCTATCTGCTCACGAACGCCAACGTTAACGGCAATTTTTGCCGTGTTATGGCGCATATCAGTACGATACATCCCCATCAGCACATCGGCAGCATCAGGATTAGCTCCGTCTTTTGGTCTGAATAGAACGTCGATAGGGTTCCGGCGCATCTCTGCGACCAGCTTCCTGACCACCGGGCGAACAACATCGAATTGTCCGCGATATTGCAGGGTGGTGTAGTTTGATAGCCAGTCATCCCATTGCGACACTCGGCTAAAATACAGGTCATTTGTCGCCTCGGTTCTGGCTTCATCGCTCGCCATCCAGTCTGCGTCAAACTTACACAGAATGGAATTGAGTCTGTTTTCGTCGGCCATTTAAGTTCTCCGTGCGATGGGCCTGATTGGGGCTGGTATCTTTTTCTCTTTTGGTTTTTTGATGTCGCGCATCATTTTGGCGAAGCGGCGCATCATGTATGCATAGCGAACGGCTGAGAGAACGTCGTCGTTAAGCTTGACGATTTTCCCGTTTTCATCACGGTGATAGAGGCGAAACTCCTCAAAGAATGGCTCACAGGTGTTGAATACTTTGAAGCGACCATCGAGCATCATGTCGCGCAATTCAGTGATGCCAGGCTCAACAGCATTACCGCCATCAGGCCATGTCGCATGCTCCTGCAACATCATAAATCCAGCGTCTGAATACTGCCCTTTGAGCTGCTCACCGCCGCCCTTCTCGTGCTGGTTTCCGTCATGAGGCCATGCTGTTGGCACTTTATGCGCCCATGATTTAACAGCTCCCCATGCCTGAACGGCTGTTTTTTCTTTCGCCTTCCACACGCGTGAAACGTAGATTGTGTCTGCGTCCTTATCCCACCAAAGCTGAACCTGCGCCTGCGGGTGATCCCATCCGAAATCCATCCCGCCAATCACGTAGAAGTGATCAGGACACTCGAACGGCTGACACTTAATAGTCTCTTCCGGTATCTGGAAGATTCGACCACTACCCATCGTAGGAATACCGCGAGCACGCGCCTCTCTCTCATGCTCAGGATAAGATGCGATGATTTGCTCTTTCTGTTCGTCTGTGTAGTGCTCAGCGTCGTAGATGGTCATGTTGACCACTTTCTGCGACTTGCTGGGATTCTTCAGGAACTTGGTAACAACGTCAGACATCCCCATCAGCGGGGTAAACGTCAGAATTGAGAATTGACCGTATTTGTTGGTACGGGTAAGACCTTCGCCATAAATGCTGTATGGTGGCTCTTCGTCAAACCACACGCCGTGGATTGTGTCACCCTGCCAGCGAGCACGGCCTTGCGAGTATGGTTTGAAGTAGCAGATTGAAATGCCATCTTCAACGCCATCAGCCGTGTGATGCTTAACCAGAAGATGATCAACAAGGTTCGGAAAGAAAGGAGACTTCTTCCAGCTAATGATGTCCTCTTTCGGTATTGAACCGTATCCCGGTTCATCATTCTCTTCGATACGACCGCACAGGATGCGTTGAGTCGTTTTGGTTACCGTCTCGTTTGTCTCGCCGCCAATCCAGAAGACAACAGGCTCATAGAAACGCTTACCTTTCCACTCACCGCCATATTTACCATCAGCAGGATAGCCTTTTGTGCCCGGATAACGCCCGGTAAGGTGAAACGCGACTTCAGCAGCACCAGTAAATGACTTACCAAGCTGGTTACCAGCCATAAAACAGCGCTCTGGATAGTCATGCCCGGCGTCGATGAACTCACGCTGTTTGCTGTATGGCGTAAATTCATATAGCAGGTGTGTGTTCCGGTAGTTCTCTTCTTCTTCGAGTTGCTCGAGCAATTCTATTTGCTCTTCGTCGCTCAAGTTATCAAGAATCGCGTCCAGTTCCACGGTTGAGTAGCTCCTTGATACGAGAGCGCCGCTTATCGCGATCTCCCTTATCAGGTGTCACGTCTTCAACTTGCGACTGCTCTTTGAGGCCCAAATCACGGGCGATGATGTTAGCGTTGAGAAGGTCAGCGGCTGCGCCAGAGAATTTCTGGTCGTAGATGACCTGTTCTGCTCGCGTAACGACTTCAGATAAATCTTCTCGCAGGCGATATGTGCGCCATGTTTCAAGCGTCACATCAATGAACAGAGTGAGGCCGGTAATGGTCATCGCTCGCATCTTGGCGATAGGCTCTTGTATCACTTCACCCTGATACGAGAACGCCTTCATCTCCCATAGCGGGTTAGCTTCCACCCACTCGAAGTATTCACAACAAGCAGCCCACAGCGCCTCGGGCGATTCGAATTTAGGGTTTCGCCCATGACTACTGCGGGCCTCCCAAAATCGGTTGCCCTTTGGTGCTGCCATATTCATCTCACTTATTTGTTATTTCAGGCTGAGGACTCTTTCGCGCTTTCAATCAGTGACTGCTTCAGCAATTCGAGTGTGCCAATCGCCTCGCATAAACTGATTTCACCATCATAATCATGAATAACGCTTTCAAGCCGCTCGTATAGCTCTTGAGTAATTGGGAATTTCTTCTCCTTACCCAAATTTATTACGCGGCTCACATCATGCTCCGGTAGTGAACAGGTCTAACGCTTCCTTCGATTTACGCACCGCTTCAAATGTGCGGATCGTGATATCCGAATTAGCGCCGCCTGACTGGAAGTGAATTTTGAATAGCTCAAGCTTCAGTTCGTCAGTGCCAATGAACTGAAATGCTTCTTCTGCGGCTGCGTTCTGGTTCATGACCAGTTTGTAAATCTCTAACTGGAATTTCTGTTCTTCAGTCATGGGAATAATCTCTGCCATTGTTGGCTCCGTTTATCCGTTAAAAGGGATATCAGTTAAGTTATCCCGTGTAGGGTATAAGCCATTGTCGAGACCACTCATTGAATGGCCTCTGCAATAACCGATGTCTTTCCATCAGTCCGCCACCGCAAAGAATCTTTTTTGCCATAAGGCAGGAGGTTCATCTTTCAGTGGCTTCCAGTGTTATTTCCCCACTTACTGGCTTGGGTTGTTTAGCTGTACTGCCGCAACTGGTGGTGCACAGATTTAGTTAAATCTGTTATCGCCTGAACTATCTTTTACATACCCGGATTGTGGGGATGTAAATCACGGTTTCATTATCAAGCCCACCCTTAGATGGGCTTTGGAATGGTCACTTTGGCAGTCCGGGGATCGATATTTGCGCCTGCTGCTCAAGCCTTTCGATTCTTGCTATGAGTTGCGGTTTTTTGATCCTGCCCCAGCGGTTCAGCAAGCGTCCTGACATACTGGCAACATCCTTTTCCTTCATGAACTCCAGCATTAACTCGTTGTGCTCTCTTTGGTATGAGTGAGCCATCTCCATCAGCCTGTCACGCATCCAATTAAATGCTTTGATAAACGCCTCTTTGATGGCGGCAGCTTTTTTGCCGGTAAACGACATGATGATGTACATCGCACCGTCTTTGGAAATTTCATATTCAACATACTGATTACCCTTGTGTTCATAGGTAACCCGCGAAAAGTTGCTGGTTAGAAATTCATCCGAACAGTCTAGCTTTTCGATTTTCTGAATGATGTGGTGATGCTGCTTGTCGAAGTAAGCTGCTACCTTGCGGGAGGTTGTGATCACGCGATCACCAGAAACAACCACCATGTCCCGGAAATCGAGATTAGCCAATTGATGATTCATAGCGTCTTTACCTTTTAGAAAGTGAGCCTGTCTCACAGAAAAGCCGCCCCGAGATGGTCGCCACCATATACGGCAGTTCTCAGGCTCAGCTTTCTGAAAGGCTCGGGTGATGTAATATGCGCGTGAGATGCGCTGTGAAATTCAGATGTAAAAAAGCCCCGCATCGCGAGGCTCATTAAATGGACTTTGTGATTTGCAAAAAAATTATTTCAGGCACTGAGTCCTGATGTACTCCTGCAGGTAGTTAACCTGCGCGGTTATCTTGTCGATTCCACTTCTGAGACGGTAATAATTGAGTTCAGCATCTGCTGTAAGTCTTGGGCTTTCTCCATCGCCCATGCTGCTGGCTCCGGTCGTTGACTTTGCACAGGTGGCGGCGACTTGCAGGCGCTTACGACCAGCAGAAACATCAGCACGGAGACTTTCGATAGTCGCGTTAGCATCAGCAAGCTCCTTTGTGTATCTGGCGTCAAGTTCTGCTACATCACGTTGACGCTTCTGCATGTCAGCGATTGTGGATGCGGCTTTATCGCGCTGCTCTTTGTAGGTAATGGCGTTATCACGGTAATGATTAACAGCCAATGACAGGCAGACGATGATGCAGATAACCAGAGAGGAGATAATCGCGGTTAACCGACTCATGACATCAACACCCCAACGGCCAGAAACCACGGCCACGCATCGTTGCCATTAAATGCGAGCAACGCTGCCATGAAAAAGCAAATCATGCTCATTGTTGCCCCCACAAACAGACTTCACGCTCAATCTCACGACGGGTCATCAGCCCTTTCCATTGCTTACCGCCAGCGTATGTCCAGCGACGTAGCTGATCACATGCGCCTTTGATGTCACCATGATTTATTTTGCGAAGAAGTGTCGATGTTCTGAAGTTTCCTGCGCCAACATTGTAAACGAACGAGTAAAGAGCGCCACGCGTTGTTTCCGGTATATCGACTTTGATGTACGGGTTAATTTGCCTGGCGACAGTGGCAAGGTCTTTATTCAGGATGGTTTCACATTCTGCTTCGGTATACGTTTTACCAGGCATGATGTCTTTTCCGGTGTGGCCATAACACACAGTCAACACACCAACTACGTCCTTATATGGTTTGTATCTGACACCTTCCAGACCATCGTTACCACTCGGACCTGTGATCAAAACAGATGCTATAGCAATAGCCCCGCCACTTATCGCCGCTATTACGCTATTTCGTAGTGCCGGTGACATTGCCATTCAATCTGTCCTCACGCTCTTTGCGTTTGTAGTACCAGTTGATGCCAAATGTGCCGACAGTACAAAGAATACCAATGATTACAGCCCAGTCATTCAGGGAGAGAATGCCACCCATCGCAGTCAGTCCTCCGAAGCTGTAACTGAACCATTCTCTGATTTTGTCCATACGGTACATGCTCTACCCCCTTTATTGAGGGGATTTGCTCTATTTAATTAGGAATAAGGTCGATTACTGATAGAACAAATCCAGGCTACTGTGTTTAGTAATCAGATTTGTTCGTGACCGATATGCACGGGCAAAACGGCAGGAGGTTGTTAGCGCAGCCTCTTGCCACCCGCTTTCACGAAGCCAGCCATTGCGCTGGTTTTCTTTTATGCAAAGCACACCGCACCGTAGCCACAGCGGATAAGGTGATTATTTTGGTCTGTCTGGTATTTGGTTTGATGTGCTTTCAGAAATGTCGTGTTTAAAACGCAAAAAGCCCCGCATCATTGCAGGGCTTTTTTTAAATCCACCTTAACAAAGGACGGATTTCTACTGTTAGAAACGATATTAAACAAAAATCGCCACTTTGTAAAGAACACATTCTACAGAACGTCTTTTTAGTAGAAAATATTTATCACTGTGTGACTTTACTCAACATCTGATTTGCATATTCCTCCTGCTTAATGCACTCACCTACCAAGCTTTCGAAGAAGTCCTTGTAAGACCTGCGCCATGTGGTTTCAGGAACATCAATCACCGTTGCGCAGATGTATTTTCGAACGCTATCAGGCAGCAGACGAGCATATCCACGCCCATTACAGCGTCCGCAGGTTTTATACGCAGGAACGCCACCTTGTAGAATAGTTTTCTCTTTGTCTACCACTACGCCTTTGCCATTGCATTGGCAAGCGTTGGTAAGCACCCCCTTCCCTTTGCATTTGCGGCACAGAACTTTAACCGTCTCTTTACGCTCTTCCAGATATGGTTTTCCGATGCTTTTCATCGTCATGACTTCAGCATCGATAAACTTCTTGCCACCACAGCAGTCACAGGTTCGCGTACTGGCAGCGCTACGTGAGTAATCAGCAAATGCGAATGTTGCGAGCACTTGCATTACCTTTGGCTTAATATCGTTTTCGAGCTTACGTAAGGCGGCAACCTTATCGCAGTGCTCAAGTGCATATTTGGTCAGCAGTTCAATAGCTTTCTCACGGTCATTGCTGCTGATTTCCATCTTCCCAAGAAACGCGCTGTAACCTAACGATGCGCGACTTTGAGTCATACCCATAGCTGCCATAACATCAGTGCCAGTTAACGTTTCTGAAGCTGTTGCGCGAGGGATATCGTTTATCTGAGTAGATTTTGCGAAGTGAAACTTCACTACATTTTCCAGATTCATGCAGCATCGCCTCCCGATGTCTTGTTCAATCCAAGCCGGTTCACCAGTTCACGCTCTCGCTCATGCAGATAATCCATCGCCTTCTGGTGTTGCTCAGTCATCTCTCTGACGCTGCGCAATTCAGCTTCGTCACGCTCACGCTGCTGTTTGGCCTGGTTAATGCTGGTTATGCTGCACATTGAGATTCCCCCATGCGGAGTTGAATTCCGTCCTGATACCAGTCTGGTAATGTGAAATCGATGCGCCCTGTAACACCCTGCGCCCTTAGCTCCTGTAACCGCTTCAGTTCGTTCTTCATGTGCTGGTATAGCTCATCCATCTGCCATGTCTTTAAGCGCACAGGAACACACGCCAGACGCGCTACACGCTCTATTGTCATCTCCCCATAGACAATCTCCGCATGCGCGGTGAATTCGTATGGGTCTTCTTCAAGTTTTCGGTGACAGCCAACGCAGTGGGCGAAGGCGTTATAGGGATGGTATCTGGTGGCTTTGTGTCGTCGGGATTTGAAGTGGGAACAGTGGAGTTTTTGTCTTTCGTGGTGAAATGATCGTCCGCAGTAATCGCATTGCCAGTCCGTTCGCTCCCTAACCAGTTGGGAGAAAACGTCATCAAACTTATCTCTCTTTAGCGCCATTGCGTCCACCTTTTGTCATTTTTTCAGCATATTCAGGCCAGTGCTTTTTAAGTATTCCATAAGGAACTCTCAGGCTTATTCCATGGCGATTAGCCCAGTTAACCAGGCTGTTTCTGGTTCTTCCAAGCGCCGCAGCCATAACGTCTGCAGGAACCTTACCAGCTACACGCCTGATGTAGTCCTGCTCTCTGGGTGAATATGACTTGACGCTATTCATCGTCTTCTTCCTCGTACTTTGAGCTATTCGGATCGCTCATCAGTTCTGCGCAACAGTGATCACACACGTGAACTTCCAGCACATGCAACTTCTGACCGCAGTTAGCGCACGTTAAAGCTCGCTCGACGCTTTCTTTCTGGTATTGCAGGATTTGAGTTTGGCTAAGCATGGCTATCACCACCTACAAGCCGCTTATAGGCATCAATATCCCTTTTCGCTTCCCCTAGTCTTCGTTTTAGCTCAGTGTTTTCTGATTCCAGCTTTTCAATGTCCTTTTGGTATCGATTTCTATGTTCTTCCCAAGCGTCCCGATACGCTTTCATTTTTGTTATGGTGGATTTTCGTTTCGCCTGACGAACTGCATGATGGTTTTCAATAAACCAGTCAGGGTCATTAAATGCGGAACGCGCGCATGTATACCAATAATTTGTTGCCTCCCTGTTTAGCCAATAAATACTGATAAATGGCAACCGGATAGACACCATTTTTCGTTGAGACTCTTTCTCGCCAAACATGTGCCCTTTTTTGATGCTCAGGCCAAATCCTGGTTGAATTAAAAGCATTGTCATTTCCTCGCACGATGTCTTAGCCACCGGATATCCCACAAGTGAGCCGTGTAGTTGAAGGTTTTTACGTCAGATTCTTTTGGGATTGGCTTGGGTTTATTTCTGGAGCGTTTCGTTGGAAGGTATTTGCAGTTTTCGCAGATTATGTCGGTGATACTTCGTCGCTGTCGTGCCATACGTCCTCCTTCGTCTCTGGCAGCGGGAAATTACCTACTGGCGACCGCTCACATCTGATACACCATTGGTGCCAATAAGGTTGATTTGGCCGGAATCGATAATCGTCTTTGCTTTCTCCGCAGCGGTAGCAGTGTTTCATGCAACTCTCCCTGTTCGTTGTGACCACTCGTACTCTCGCCGGGAATCATCACTCCATCGCACGTTACGTTCTGAGCCGAACCAGAACATAATTTCGATAAGCTCTGTCATGCTCGCCTTCCTCATCTTGCTGGTACGCACCCCAAGAAGAACAACACCGCCATCAATACCTGGTACGCTTCTTTGCTCCAGCTTTTTAGTCTTGAGCCACAGCGCGGTGAAGATGTCTTTCCAGTCTTCCGGAGACAGTCGTTGACCATGCCAAAGCACCTGACGGGAGACGTCCTGAAGCATCGGCCACATACGGTCGTTCTGCGCTTTGGTTCGCTTAGGTTCTTGGACGTGGACTTCGTGGGGTGACTTGTCGTCGATGGGTAGTGAGAGAATGGCGTCTATGGCGTTATTTCTGATTGCTTCGTTGCGAAGCAGGAATAATTGCTTCACTTGCCCTCCTGCTCTTCTCCTTGCGCTTATCCGCGTAATACCGGTTTAATTCGTCAGACATCCTCTCTCCGATAAGCGGCCATGACTCAAACCTCGCATTCGCAAAATTCTCAAGCCATCTCGCAAAATCATCCAATTTATCTGCTAACCAATAAACAAAATCTGACAGCCATACTGCTGAAGCCAAAAAGATACGATGCGGATTAAGGATGAAAATAAGCGATATTTTCATTCCTCGTGATACTTTGCTCATACTCACTCCTTCACTTTGATTCCGGCGGCGCGGATGGCTTCTGCGCATTCCTGAATGCCAGCGTTTCTTCCATCATCCCAATCAACCAGGTCAGGAATGGGGTGGTCATCGCCGGAAATATCATTTTTTGCTGGCAACTCAATCTCGATAGCTGCGCGAGATGCGGTCCAAGCCATGTACATAGCCTGAAGCATTACATACAACTTCTCATCATAGATTTCCCCGGCAACATATTCTCCATCTTCAAATTCAGGAAACTCTACATCTGCGCCAACAATTTCATCAGCAAACCACGACTGAAACTGCTTTCTTGATTCGTCCATATTCCTCTCCATCACTCGCCTAACACTTTCAGTGCATTAGCGATTTCTTCAATCTGGTCATCTGCCTGATTAAATATTTCCCATACTGAGTCATCTTCTTCCACTTCGTAATACGCTTTAAGCGCGTCAAAAATCACTGAATAGTTAATCTCGGATATTTTCATCATTACTCTCACTTTTAGTTGATAAAACACCACGCCATTTTTGCTATCGCTACAGGTGCAATTCCGATAAGTACCCAGGTAAACGCAGCACCAAACAACATAGAGAATGGTCTTTACCGCCATTAACAAGGCTAATGTAGCTATGCAGAACAATAAAAAACGTCAGAAGAATCCATCCAACGCCAATGCATTTGATGGCGACGAGCATCCAATTAACCATGCTTCCCTCTCCCCCAAATAAAAAGGCCTGCGATTACCAGCAGGCCTGTTATTAGCTCAGTGATGTAGATGGTCATCAGAATCCTCCTTTCTTCTTGGACTGCGGTTCCTCGCGTTCACGGCGGCGCATTTCAGCAGACTGTTGGTCTGTGTCATAAATAGCGCCATTTGCCTGAATGCAATACACCGTGCCGGTATTGCCATGACGATTGAGGCGAAGGATTAGTTCGGTTTCACCAGGAGGAACGCTGTCATCAAAAGCACCTTCACGATGGATCCCCACCCAATAATCGCAATCCTGTTCAATCTGCCCTGTATCTCGTGAGTCACTTGGTAATGGGCGTTTATTGGTTCGGCTTTCCAGTGCGCGGTTAAGCTGTGTCAGAAGCACAACAACGCAATCAAGCTCTTTGGCAAGGTTCTTCAGTCCTTTGGTGATCATGCCGTAAGCAAGGTCGTTGCGATCGGCCTTCTCAGCTGTCATTAGTGTCAGGTAATCGACCAGAATCATGCCAACACATCCTTTTTCTCGCTTGATTCGACGGCTTTCGCTGACGATTTGAGCCAGAGATAATCCCGGCGTGTCGTCGATGTAAAGCATGTCGATTTCACTCAAACGATTGGCTGTTTCGATCGCCCTGTTGAAGTCACCATCGTAATCACCCTGATAGCCGTCATCGGCGTCATTTGTCGCCGGAAGGTAAAAAATATTTGGGTTAACACCTGACTTCTGCCCTACCAGTTTTTCCAGTATCTGGTCACCTGGCATTTCAAGGCTGAACATCAGAGCGGGCTTTTTCTCATGAACTGCGCAGTTGATTGCCATCTGGCTGTATAGCGTCGTTTTCCCCATCTTAGGGCGAGCGCCAATGACAAACAGAGAGCCTTTCACCAGACCTTTCGGTGACAGCATCCTGTCCAGCGATGGGATCCCTGTGCTCATTCCTCGTTGTTCGCCTGACGGGTCAAATCGCTTCTCAAGGTCGCTAACCCAGTCTTCCATGACCTCGCCAAATGAGCGAAGGCCGCGACGCGATCCGGTTTTTGCATGGTCTGTCAGTTGCGTGAAAATCGCCTGAATAGCTTCGTACTTCTGCGTTGCAGTCATTCCGTTGCGGGAATAGAGCAATTCCGTCGCTTCAGTCATGCGGTTGATGGCGTAGCGTTCCATTGCGGTTTCACGAACCTGCATTGCATAGGCAACGATGTTTGCTGCGCTTGGCGTGTTCTTTGCGATCTCAGCGATATAAGCAAAACCGCCAACAGACGCCGTTAACGATTTACGCTCCAGTTCATCGAAAAGCGTCAGGCCATCTACTGGCTTTTGCTCCCGGTGCATTCTGGTTATTTCTTCGAAAAGGATTTTGTGTGGCCGGCTGTAAAATGAGTCAGGCTTCAGCATCGCCAGAACTTTCTGGACGCGCTCACTGCTGTCATCATCCAGAAGCAATCCACCAATCACCGCCTGCTCTGCCTCGATGCTATGGGGCGGCGCATAAAAATTATCGGTCATCGTGTTCACCCTCACGAACTTTCAGGTAGGTATTGTCGTTAAGCAGGAAATCAAATCCCTTTTTGTGCCAGACGGTTCCGCGTTGATGGTTTGGACGCTCTTCGAACATCCATCGGCAATTTTCGCCTACGTAGCTCAAATAATTTCTCCAGTCCTGCATCGTGAAACCATGCCCGTCAAGCTGTCGGGTTATCACTCCGGCTTTGCGCCAGAACGTTCGGATCTGGTTTTTACGCTTGTCATTCAGTGCGCGGATTCTTGGCGCTTCAGGAAGGATTTCGTGGTAAGCATCGACAACATCCTGACAGCTGACGGAAGGTTTTTTCTTGTCAGACTTTTTGTCTGCTGTGGCACTCTCTAATACGTCAGTATTAGAGATATTATTTATATTATTGTTTATGGACAACCGTTGGACAACCGTTGGACAATCTCCGATGAGAGCCGCGCCATTACTGGTGTTTGCGTTGGACAACCGTTGGACAACCGTTGGACAATTTTTTGCCTGAAAATCGTCATATTTAACGATTGTAAACAGGCTAAATTTCTTCCCCATCGAGCAAATATTAAGCATCCCTTTCGACTCAAAAGTCCGTAATAAGCTCCGAACTTTGTTGTCGGGGATGAATGTTTCTCTGACCAGCGACGGGCGTCCAGTTATCATCTGACCGCGATCAACAGTTATCGGCCCGATATCCGTATTGACGACAGTAGATTCGTGATTAGCCTTGAGGATTAAGTGAAGCCAAAGATGTACTGCCTGAGAGTCCTTATAGAGCCTGCTGTCCATAAACTGGCGGTGTATAGAGACATACCCCATACTGGATGCCTCCTGATGTTGTACAGGGTTATGCCTGTAATCAGCTAACTTAACGACGCCCATGTTTCACTCCTGCTTTGGCTAGTCTGTAAACACCAACAAGGCGCTCTGCGAACGCCCTGTTATTTGCTGCGGCTACCACTAATCCCTCAGGTGAATCAGGGTGTCGAATCTCTTCTTTTTCCTGGTATTTCTTACTACGTTTTGCCATAATTACCTCTCCTGATGCCCTTAGAAATCCATCTGGATTTGGTCAGAACGCTCGGTTGCCGCCGGGCGTTTTTTATTTCTCGGCATCACAGCTTCCACCGCTTGCCTTGCCACTTCCCTGATTAAGCTCGTCTCCCATACCTTCTCCAGAAGAACGAACGTCACCGCCATATCCTGAATGTTCAGGCGGCTTACTTTTGAATCAGACCATCCCGCCATCTTTGCGAAATTTGTCTGACCCATTGATACGAGTCGGGCGCGAAGCTCTGTTTCCACTTCGCGTATCTTTTTGCTGTGATTTGTGAGTTCCATTACTTAGTATTTCCTGTAGTTAATAGTTAGTTGTGGCTATGCGCACGAGCGCATAAACCTGTGGTTGATTTGTTATCTGGAGTTCGCTTTTCAGCGACGTAGGACGAATGTCCGTTGTTGGAAGTGGTGTTGCTTACGCAGCCTTTGGTGGAAAAAGATCGTCTATGGTTAGTTCGTAACCGTATTCTTTGAACGCATTGATAAAAGCGCGACAAAGATTGATGTCCATTCCCCTTCTGCCTGTCTCGTAATGACAAACTGCACCACGCGTACAACCGAGTACTTTCGCAAGATCTTCCTGCGTTAAACCGAAGCGCTCGCGAAAATTGCGAATATTATTCATAGGATCCTCCTCACCAATAAGTATACACATCGTATTCAATATCGCAATACATAGTTTACGAGTTGTGACTGTTCTTGTTTGATACAAATTGTATAATTTAAGGATGAAAATGAACTGGTATGACATAGCGAAGCAAAGGATTGATCAGCTTGGATTGAATCAGGATAAAGTTGCTGAACACCTTGGTGTAACCAAAGGTGCTGTTAGTCATTGGCTTAACGGAAGAAGGAACCCATCAATACAAGAAATTGGAGCAATTTTTCAATATCTTGGAGTTACAGACGTGAGGTTCAACGCTGACGGAACCTTTAGCGTTGGAGAATCAACAGAACAAAAGCCTGTTAAACCTCAATTTGAATACCCATTCTTCTCTCACGTTCAGGCTGGAATGTTTACACCAGAATTTCGCACATTCACCGAGAGAGATGCAGAATGCTGGATTAGTACGACCAAAAAAGCCAGTGATTCATCTTTTTGGCTTGAAGTTGAAGGCCACTCAATGACGGCTCCAGCGGGATCACGACCAAGCTTTCCTGAAGGAATGCTGATTCTTGTAGACCCAGAAGTTCCTGTAGACCCAGGCGATTTTTGCATTGCAAGGTTATGTGGTGATGAGTTCACTTTTAAGAAGCTCATCAAAGACAGCGGACAAGTATTCCTACAACCGCTAAACCCTCAGTTCCCAATAATGCCATGTAACGAACAATGCAGGGTTGTAGGTAAGGTTGTAGCCAGCCAATGGCCTGATGAGATATTCGGGTGATGATGGATAAGGGATGTTTGGGTGATATACAAATGATTAAAGAACGTATTTCTTATGTTATCCCGATCGCGATAGATGGCAGCAAATCAGGAGCCCCAGTCCTCATCTATGAGATGGCAAAAGACTCATATGAAGTGGATTTGTCATTCGGTATTTTTTTTATCGGTCTTAGAGCGGCCAAGAAATACTCCGTTGGCATCGAGGTGTTCAATGACAATGAGACACCAATTCCAATTGATACAAAGAAATTTTCCAACCATATGTTTTTCACCGTTGCAGAAGCTGGTGATGGAGAAACTGTTGTGTCGGCATCCATAAAAATAACGTTTCCTAAGGTTGAAATTATTAACCCTGGAATATTTGAAGTTAGAGCATCACTGGTTAATCCAGACACCAAAGAAATCATTGATGTGAAAAGCTCTTTTTTCGATATTAAGCGTGCTGGAGTGGTTCGCAATGAGTTCCAATAACACCGTTACTCAGCTTCGTCCAAATCAAGACATCTCTCGCCAAATTGGACACCACTTCACTGATGATGCATACTCACGGCATGGTGGTGGCAATGGCGGTGGTGATGACATGCTAAAACGTGTAGAAAAATTGGAAGAGAAAATAGCTTCTATTAGCACTGATCTAGCTGTTATCAAGGCCACAATGTGTACAAAGGAAGATTTACACAAAGAGCTGAATGGTCAGACTTGGAAAATTGTCATAGCCCTTGTTATTACTGTTCTAATAGCCGTTTTTTCTAAATACTACATAAAGTAACCCTGACGCCGAGCTGGGGTTCACTGCCTGCCGATCCCTACGTAAACAATTCGCCCGCCAACGTAACTCATTGATAATTACGCAAACGCATAGCTATTTCATCCATTTGCCCGCCACCTTGTAACCACAAAGATCCCTACTCTTTCGGCAGTGTCAGAACATCAATAGCCAGTTCTACAGCCAAGTCCACATCCTCTTCCTGCCACAGCACCTGAATCATTTCTATCAAAGCTTCACGCGAAGGTTCGCGCTGCTCTACCAGTACCTGCATCAGCGCAGTACCGAGAACCTCAACCACTTGCGGGTGAAGCTCCGCAAAGAACTCATCCTCACTTTTCACACAGATTCCTCGCTCGTTTTTTGTTCAGGACAGTATGGCATAGAGGATTTAAAAAAATAAATCACTTTAAAAATCAACACAATGTAAACAAAACAACTATGAGGATACAAAATGTATTTGCAATGATGTTTACTATACGTATACTAAACACATCAACAGGACACACTACTCACCAGGATGGTGAACATACAACGATTCAGTGATGAATCTACGCGGCTGAAAAGCCGGAACGACCAAAGTGAGCTTTGGGATGCGATGAATTGCAGTCCATCGAGACAACCAGAAGATAAGCATCTGGCATCGCATCACCAAAGTTCATCAGGAGGTCTATATGACACGCAGAACAACTTTCAATGGCTCAGCAGCAGGTCGTCGTCGCGAGCGCCGTGCAGCGCTTCAGAATGCGGTAACGGCAAGCTCAGAAGTAATGCACCGCCCTACTCTTAGCCGTGCGCAGATTCAGGCCAAAGGAAAACACGAAACGCCAAAACGCATTGAAGACGCAAAATCACTTCAGTTCATGGCGAAAGATGCATTCTGGCAACTGGAAGAATACAGACGCAATCTGGAGCGGGCAGCCATTGTGTACGCAAATGAGTTTGGTCATAAGCCACCAGAAACCGGTGTATGTTTGCCAGACGTAGCACTTTACGCGGCTGGTCATCGTAAGTGTGGGCAAATTACCGCTAGATAATTATTCAGGAAGAAATCATCTCATCTAATAAGGTCGCAATGCGGCCTTTTTTATTGCCAAAATTTAAGGAATAACAACATGACCAAAGAAATTGTGACATTCAAGGGATTTAACAAAGACCTAAAGTGCCGTGACTTTCAGTTTGAAATTGGCAAGACCTTCCATCACGATGGAAAAGTGGAGGCTTGCGTTTCTGGATTCCACGCCTGTGAATGTCCTTTCGATGTTTTCAGTTATTACTCTCCTGCAGACAGCCGCTTTGCAGAAACCATCTCCTTCGGTATTACTGACCGCGAAGAAGATGGTGACACCAAAATCGCCAGCGCCAGCATAACGATTAAAGCAGAGTTAACGCTTCCTCAGTTCATTCAACGTGGTATCGAATGGATTTGGAGCAAGATAGATAAGTCTCTTGAGCAGCAGATCATGTGTGGCAACCGGTCATCGGCAACTAACACTGGCGACTGGTCATCGGCAACTAACACTGGCGACTGGTCAGCGGCAACTAAC